TGTGCTGTTACTTTTTATTCTAAAATCATCTCCTTTAACAACAAAAACACCAGTACTATTATCAATTATAGAATTTGATCCATCGTGATAAATTTGTAGGTCATTTGAATTTCCAAATGAAGCTTTAACATTGTCGCCATGAAAGAAATTATCAGCACTTTGATCCCACACTGCATTTCCACCAGTACCGACAAAAAAATGATCTCCGTATGTTTTTACACCGTCTGAAGTAGTCTCAAGCTTTTTACTGTTGTCGAAATATAATTCTACGGCTCCGTTTTGTAAAATCCCTACCCCACTTTCACTACCGTTAACCTTTAATAGTATATTTCCGACACTTGTTAAAGTTCCGTTAGAGTCAACTCTTAAATCAAAGTCATCACTAAATGGAGTTTTTAAGTCAATAAATGCACCTGTAGAACCACCAATTTCAAGAGTTCCTAAACCACTTTGTGCTTCAAAATGAGCACTTAAATTACCAGATGCTTTTATTACTGATAGTTCATCTGTTGTTACTTTTCCAGTTACATCTATTCCAATGCTTGTAGTCTCAAGCTTTTTACTGTTGTCGAAATATAATTCTACGGCTCCATCAGTAATAAACTTCGCCATATCCTCGCCACCTACTTTTTGTAGATATACTCCAGCACTTGTACTTTGGATATATAAATTACCAGTTCCTAAATCTTGAATGAAGGAATTATTGCTATCGTGATAAATTTGTAGATCATTTGATGTTCCGAACCTTATTTTCTTATTATCAATAAGATCTAAATTAGTAGATACTTTATCACCAGTAATCGCACCACTTTGTATCTTCGCAGTTGAAACTGTATTATCACTCGGAGCACCTATGTTTACAGTACTACCCATAACTACAGCAAAGTATTCTGTACCTGATGCTGGAGCTGAAGCTAGAGTTACTGTTGAACCTGATAAGGTAAACGCTGTTCCAGGTTTCTGTACTACACCGTTTAAAGATAGTAAAATCTGTTGTACATTAGCTGGTGCATTAGACAGAGTAAATTGTGTTCTACTATTATCAAATGCTTCACTAAATGTAGATATAAAGAAGTTACCAATAGATTGAGCTTCTTCCCATGCACTGTTAGTTGAGTTGTAAACCATCAACTTCTGTGTAGATGTGTTAAAGAATAAATCTCCAGCATCTAATGCAGAAGTAGGGTTAGAAGAACCTACACGGTATCTTGCGTTAAAGTCGTTAATGTCATCAGATAATTGTTTAATATCATCTTCCTTACCTAGTATTTTGTGGTAATTATATGTCTGACTAGATCCAGTAGAACTAACCATTAGACCCACACCAGCTACCAGTGTTTCACTGTTTAAGCTAGAGGGAGCATTATTAATAGTTACTGTAGATCCACCTACAGTTCTACCTGTAGTACTTGTACCTGATCCGTTAAATACAACACCGCCTGCATCTGATATAGATATAACTACACCAGCTTGTGGTTGTGTGTTAGGAAATGCTACTTCTGTTGCTATAACTTCGAGACCACCAAGAGGTGCTATCTGTGCAACAACATAATCAACTACAGCTCCAGATGTTGGAAAACTAGCATCACTATCTGAAATAGTAGTTTGTTTTGTAAGTCCATCTATCTGGTTAAGGTCAGCTATATCTGATGTAAGTGCTGTACTATCAGCAAGTTTTGATGCTGTACCTGATTGCATACCAGCAAGAGTTGATAACTCTGCGTCTGCTATTTTAGCTGTGGTGACTGCATCGTCTGCAATCTTAGCTGTGGTAATTTGACTATCAGCTATATGTTCTGTATCGATAGAACCAGCTGCATAATGTTCAGAATTTATTTGGTCATCTGCTATCTTGGCTCCAGTAATAGCATCAGCTGCTATTTTACCGGTTGTTACATTTAAGTCAGCTATTTTACTTGTAGTGACTTGGCTGTTAGCTATATGTTCTGTATCAATACTTCCAGCAACATAATGTTCTGAGTTAATTTCATCATCTGCAATCTTAGCTCCAGTTATTGCATCAGCTGCAATCTTAGCTGTAGTTACGTTTGCATCAGTTATTTTAGCTGTAGTAACAGAGTTACTTGCTAAGTCACCAGCAACGATAGTGCCGTCTACAATTTTAGCTGAAGTAATTTGACTGTCAGCAATATGAGCTGTATCAATACTTCCGTCTACATAATGCTCAGAATTAATCTGGTCATCTGCAATCTTCGCACTTGTAACTGCATCATTAGCTATTTTGTCTGTGGTTACATTGCTATTAGCTATCTTTGCAGTTGTAACTTGTGAATCTGCTATGTGAGCAGTATCAATACTGCCGTCTACATAGTGTTCTGAATTTATTTGATCATCAGCTATCTTTGCACTTGTAATTGCATCAGCTGCAATCATGCCTGTAGCAACTGTCCCTGTATCACCTGTAGTAACAACATTTCCACTAACATCAGGAAATGTAATGGTTCTATCAGCTGTAGGGTCAGCTACTGTTAATTTTGTTTCGTTTGCATTATCTGTTGCACCTTCAAAAATAATGTCGGCATCCTCACCCATTGCGAGGTCCCCAACCATATTACCTCCAAGGTTACTTAGATAACGTGCGTTGACTTCTTGTGTTGTATATAAGTTTTGAGTAAAGTTATCGTTCAAATCAGATGACTTGATAGCTGAACCCGCATAAAAGGTTGCAGTTAAATCTGCATCATCTGTTTTACGAAATATTTTTATCTTTGCTCCATTGGCTGGTGCGCTATTAAATTGTATTGTGGTGGCATTAGCTAATGTAAATGCTGTTGTTTCGGTGGCATCAATTGAACATTTAACATCGACTGTCTTTAAATATGGAAATGTAAATGAATAGTTCGTTGTAGAACCATTCCCTATGTATGAGTTTTGTGTTACAGCCATTGTTCATGGATAATTAGTTTTGCAGTTGTCTTATTTTTTGTATCTGTTGTATTTGTCTATTTGTAGTTTCGTTTAGTCTTTGTCTTTCTGTTATATCTCTCTTTATTTTTTCTCCTTTTAACTTTCTTACTTCTGGATCATTTTGTATTTCAGCAAAAGCTTGTTTCTTAGCTTTATCAAATAAATTCTTAATCATCTTGTTGTGGTGGTAAGCTTTCATAGGATCTATTTCACGTCTACCAGCTCTTAGATCAGCATTCATTGTTTGTATTGATGCAATAATCTTTTTATTTTTAGCTAACTTATCTAGTTCTCTTTCTAGGTTTTGATCACCAATTGCTTTTTGAAATAGTGATCTAACTCTTGGTGAGTCACTAAAATCAATACCATTATATGAGTATGTAGATTGTCTTAAATCGTAGTTACTATCAAATAAAAGTTTTCTTCCAGGACCTTGATCTAGATTGACTTGGAAAGGACTAAACATATTAAACATACGAGTTGGGAAGTCCCAGTCACGTATAGGTTTACCATTTAACATGTCAAATTTAGTAGGTACTTCTCTGGCAGCAATATGTTCAAAAATAAGGTTTCTGTTTCTCCATGATTGACGTATACCAGAACCTATTTCTTTCATATGTGGATTGAATAACTTACCTAATTCGTTTCTTGCAGATGACATAGGTATAGTGTTGTTCATTAATCCAGCTACAATTCTTCTAGGTTGTCCAGGTTGTCCAGCAAATAAATCCACAAATTGCTGTAAGCCAGCTATGTATGATTTACTGGTTAAACCTTGCATTAAAACAACAGCTAACTTTTGATAATGAGTTTCAGCCCACTCTGGACCCATCATTTTCATATGATCACCAATATCTCCAATAGTGGAAAGTATTAAGTTAAATGGTTCAAAAGAGTCATAACTAACCCAAGCATTACCTATTTTAATAGACCTTGGAATCCAACCACTATCAATCCATAACTGTCTTTGTCTTCTATCAGTTGGTCCATTGCCCCTTAAATTACCATTCATAAAATGAACATTAGCCATCATTATTAATCCAGTACCAATAGCCATTCTTCCTTTTATTAATGCTTTGGCATTAGCTAATTCATCGGCATTATTAATGCCATACTTCATTACATCACCTAAGTTATCAGCAGTAGCTTTGAGAATTGCTCTATTCTCCTTAACTAACATATTGAATCCTGGTGTGTGTTTTGCTGTAAGTTCTAATCCGTTAAGACCAGTTCTTGCAAATAGAAAGAAAGGTTTAGCCCAAGGGTTTTTATCAAAAGTGTCATCAAGAGATTTAACAAATCCTGTTAGATCATTAGTTAATGTTGCTTCTCTTTTTGCATATAAAGTTGCATCATCTACTATGTTTCCATCAGCATCCATTATCTGACCATAAAATCTATTCTCGTATTCCTTTAATAACTGTGGAGTTATTTCAGTAACCTTACCGGTGTTATATAAATCCATTGCTTCACGCATGGCTCTTTCTTTACCTTTAGCTCTAGCTAGTAGTAATCCAAAAGCATCATCCGTTGCACCCATTATCTTTGTGGAATAAGTCAAGAATTTATTATCATTCACTGCTCTTGCTGCATTAGCAATAGCAAATACGCCTCTATCTCCATCTGTAGCTCTACCACTATTTTCAACCCAATCGGTGTACATAGCCCATTGCTCATCACCTTTGGTTTGGATGTTATATCTAGACTTAATTGTTGATACATCTCCAGCCCAGTAAGCATTGAGATTTTTTTTAAATAATGTAAAAGCTTCTGGTATAGATTCAATCATTGCACTAAAACCAGCCATTGAAGCTCGCATAGTTGCACCATCACCACTAAGTCCAGCACCTAATGCTGTGGATAATGGACGTAAAAAAGAAGCAGTTCCAGTACCCATAATTGCTCTCATTGGTGTTTTAGGACCACTGAGAATACTATTAGTATATACTTTCTGTAATCCTTTAACCATCAAACCTGTTTGCTTACCACCTTTTTTAAATTCACCACCACGAAACTTTTTCCTTATAAAATTATCGTAGTCAGTTAAGTTATGAATCTCACCCGACATAGAAATAGTTTCATTGATAGCTTTAAATAAATCATCGTTAGCATCAGACCCAGCAACTTTCATTGCTAGTTGATGAGCATTAATAGATTCTGTTACTTGTTCATTTACTGCATCAATAATTGCTCTTCTACTTTCTTTCTGCTTTAAAGGTCGAGCACCTAAAGATCTAAAAGAATTAGATTGAGTCATTTTAGAAAGTTTAATTTGAGTTAAACCAGCAATAATTTTGTCATACATTGCTTTAGCTGGACCATCTATATCTGCTAAATCAGCTATGTCATATAGTTCTCTATTAGCAATTGCCTGATCTCTTACTTCTTTCATTAAAGAGCCAATAACTAAATCAGCAGCAACAACATTACTACTGTCCCAAATATCAATACCTTGTAATCTTGCATTTTTTTCTAATACTGACCAAAATTCTTGTGGAGATAAATCGCTTGTATTTCTACCTTCATATATCTTTTGTGCTGTGATTATTGCATCTTCCCATATTTCACTTAAAGGTATATTTTTTGCCTCAGCATCAGCTATTTCTTTTTCAACTCTGGCATCACTCATAAAGTTACGCATAACTCCAATAAGCTGCTCTTCTGCTAATCCACTAGATATAGCTGTTCGTTCTAATTGAACAGGTGTATATAAAGAATCTGTAGATCCTTCAGCAGCTGGCCATTCTGTTCTAGTCCTTCTTAACTGTGTTCTAACATCAAATGCTGAACCATTAGAAGTAGGAGCTGCTTGCCATTTAGCAGCAATAGGTTTGTTTTTATACGCACCAAATTCTGGACTAGCTAATTGATCAATAGCTTTTTCTCTGATCTGTCCTCTACGACTTTCAGCTCGTAAAGCTATCTTTTCAACTTCTTCTGGAATACCATCTTCAATAATAGGTTTCTTAGTCTTCTTATCAATACCTCTAACTTTTCTTACACCTTTACCAATAGCAAGGCTTAAGCCATCAAATACCATACCAATTCCCATACCCTCTACAACATTTTTCAATGTCTTCATCGCTGGGTGATCAGTATCTTTTGTGGAGATAGGAGTATCTATAAAGTTGTATCGATCTCTAAGTATTGCAAGTCCATTTTCTTCTTGACTGTATTTAGAAGTTAAGTCTGATACCGCACCAATTGCAGCACCACGAGCTAATGAACTCCATGCTGCTGTTGCAGCTGCTATACCTGTTACTTTTGCAGCGGGTACTATTGCAGCTGCCATTGAACCAAAGTG